GAAATTGAAGCAAATGTATCTTCGTCATTACTCTTCGTAAGAGACTGTCCTACAATTTTTGAAATATCCCCAGAAATCGCTTCTGCAACTACAATTTCTCTTCTTACATAGTTTGCGAAAGATGGTTTAATTAGAAAATCTTCTAAGTTTATGATAGAAGGAGTTTCACCAAAAATAACTTTAAATAAGATTTTTATAGATTCATCTGTTCCTTTAGACGAATAAAAATCTTTTGCTCTTTTTATAAAATTACCTGCATCAATACTTTTTGAGAAAGTAACATTTTCTAGTCCAGGAGTGAAAGTAGATTTTAATTTTTTATAAAATTCTTTTAAGAATAATGAACTTAAATTTTGTATAGATGCACCACTACTGTGATTTGCTGCAGTTGATGTAGAAAATAATAATTCTCCATTGTTTAAGTCTTGATGATAATTAGTAACTCCACTAAAACCACGTATACAACCAGTGAAACTGTTTGCAGTTATTCCAGTATAAGAGATAATTTCATTATCAATTTTTAAAAGACCATACTGATTTGGAAATCCTTTAGTGCTAGAAACCTCAATTGTAGTGTCTGTAGATGTTATAGTACCACTTAATGTAGTGCTATCAACAATAACTTCTGGTGTTAAATTATCAACCTTTAAATATTCATCTAAATTATCACTAAGATCAATGGGACCACCTTGATATTCTTGTGAAATATAATATTGCTTTAAAAAATCAACTGCTTTTGGACTTTCATCCAAAACAAATTCTGGTAATTGATTGGAAATTATGTCCTGAATCTTGACTTTTGATTCAATTCCTGTTTGTATCATGCTACTTTCTTATTAAATTTCCGTTTGAATAACTTGAGTTGTAGAAATCGTTAACAAATCTGGTCCCAAATGTTTAATGAGATATACAAGTCTCTCAACCCAACAACATCGTTAGATTCTGGGAATGCTTGAATCTCTACAATACCATTTGGAGATGTGGTTTCTGTAATGGTTATAGGGAAAAGAATAATTTCACCTTTTTCATAATCAACCGTTCCTGCTTCTCTTATTACAACAATATTATTTGCAGAATCAAATTTAATTAAAGATATAAAACCAGTTTTTGCAACTTCTTTATTTGGTAAATTAGTTAAAAGATTGGGTGTATCTGTTAGATATACAGTAGAACTTTCTCCAGAAATCTTAAATCCTGTGGATTTTATATTAAATCCCTGAGATTCTACATGAAA